CTAGGTTCGGATCTTTGAACCAACCACGTACCTCAGAAAGGATCGGGCAAGTCTTGCCATACATTTCCATGCAGGGAACTGATACAATCACTGGACGTGAGTCAGTTTCGCCTTTAATGCCAGGAAAGGGCAGTTTGATCATAAGACGTTCTTGCCAAAAGAATGTGTTTTCAGTATTGCCATCAGGTAAAAAGCGTAGTGTTGAACTCTCGCCTTCTTTGATGTTCCAGAATGGATAAACGGCGTTGTCGCCAGGTGTGTTGTTGCCTCCGCCTTTGTTTGCTTCTTGCTCTTTGAGTTTCGCGCGGATTTCTTGTAGTGTAGCCATAGTATTTCTCCTGTGTTTGCCTATGATTGCCTATTTGCCTTACAATTTTTATTATACACGAAATTGTTAACGTGTCAAGTAAAATCCTTATCTTTACACAGCCTTACATGCCTTTTGAAGTTATTCTTAGGCATGTCAACATTGCAGTAAGGGCAAGGTAATTTTTGATACTTTACTCCTCGTTTTGCAGTGTTCATTTCTATAAATTGTTGCCTGCGTTTTTCAAGAGCACCGGGGTGTTTGTAGATCCAGTTATTTTTGCCGCTAACTTTTTCTTTAACCTCTTGTCGTTTCATATGATGAGCTTCACCACTTCTTTTACTTATTGACTTTTCTTTGCTCTCTGGATTATGCATCGGATTTTTTAGTCCATTCTTTGCGTTTTAGCTCCGCAACCTCCGGACGCGCAATGCCGTAAAAAGGAGAGTCTTTTCCTCTACGAGTAGCGTTATGGTGTTCTTCACCTTTGCGCGGCACGATAGCCTTGTTATCTGTTCGATTAAGCCATTTCTCGTCATTGACAACTTTTAGCTTTTTGAGAACCTTATGCTCCCACAGTCGAGCAGCGTCTTTGGTATGAAAAGTTTTCCTAACTTGGGTAATAGAAGGCGATCCGTGAGCTTTTGCAAATTCAGCTACATATTTACTTGAAGACTTGTAAGAGACCCAGAGCTCTGACGGCATGCAATTGTTAGCATATCTAACGCCGTAGTACCACGTGTTGTGTTCGGGCCATCCTATGAGATACGTGTAAGGTTGTGTCATGCCTCTCCAATGTTTTGCCTATTTTGCCTATGTTTTCAGTGCCTTAAGTGTGTAGCACATGTTTAATACTACACAATGTTATTTATCTTGTCAAGCGATTTTTTCTAAGAAAATGAACAACTTAGCTGGTCTTAGAGACCAGCTAGCTGTCTAATGCGATCAAATTCGCTGTCTTCTGCCGGAGCAGCTACTGCCGGTGCCGGTTCTTGCATTCCGCTCGAGTTATACTGCTCGAACGTTTGGTTGACTCTTTCGATAAAGGTTTTTGCTGGTTCTATGAACTCGTCGCCGTAATCTTTTTCTACCATAGTAAGAATGGCTGTTTCGCCTTTAGGGAAAGAACCCGATGCACGATCATAAAAGCTGAGAATAAATTCACTTAGTGGTGACTTCTGCTCTGTGACCGCGTCGTCTTCTGCTTCTGCTGACTCTTTCTTTGATAGTAGCTCGTATGCTTGTTTTAGTTGATCCTTTTGCATAGCAATTTTTCGGATCAGATCCTTTTCAGCATTGTGACCTACTTCTGCAGATAGTTTCTTTAGGTCTTCGTACTTTCGCTTAATGTACTCTTTAGGTGACTCTTGCGGGCCACGCTTATCGACCATGTTTGCTAGTTCTTCAGGTGACATCTCGCTGATAGGCTGATCTGCCCACTCACCCATTAGTTCTTCAAAATAAGCCTCTATCTGCTGCTCTTCTGGCACGCAGTTAGGAACTTCTTTTCCGTTCTTTTTCTTCATACCAACCTGTTTGTAGTTATCCCAGCAAGGATCTTCATCTTCTGAAACATCTTTGCCCGGCTTAATGCCATAACGTCTTTTAAGCTCTTGATTAATCAACTTCATTTGAAGACCGCGTTCGCTTCCGTCACCTGGCTTTTCGCCAACGTCTTTAGCTAGCATCTTCAACTGATCGTCAGTCATAGCACGAACTCTTTTCTGTATATCTTTAGGCTTCTTGTCACCAAAGCCCATTAGCTTGTTGAACTTTCTGCCAATGCCTTCCTCTACGTCATCGTCGTCATCTTCGATAGGATCTGGTGCTTCGTCAGAATAACGGTCGTCGTCGCGCTTGTAGTCAGCGTAACCGTCGTCATCTGGATTACCGCGTCTGCCTTCAGCAACAGAATCTTCTGCTACACCTTTGCTTGACTTTTTGCACTTAGGGCAAGTGTCGTTGTTTTTCTTCCAAGCTGCTTTAGTAGAAACTGCGTCACAGCCTAGGCAAGCAATCTTCTCAGCTGCTTCGTTCGTTTCGTCTTCACTCATGAAGTCATCTGGACCAAGTTCTTTAGCGCGTGTGCCTTCACCGATTAGCTTGTAAATGTATGGAAACACGTCTTTGAGCTCTTCGTTAAACTGACGTATAGTAAGTTGGTCAATCCAGTTCTCTTTTACGTCTTCTGGTATTTCTTCAAACACTGGCTTCTCAAAACCTTCGTATGCTTCTTTGTAATAACCAGGCTTTTGTAAACTATCAATTCTTTTCTTGACTGTACCAATACGCTCGTGTACAACTCCCATGTACTCAGCTAGGCTTTCTGCCATAACTTTTGAACGTCCCATGTGGTTCTTAAACTTGCGTAGCTTCGAAAGCTCTTCTGACAAGCCAACTATATGCTCACCGAAGTCGTCATACGTAGTGCCGCCTTCTGCTACGTGTCGAGCCATTGCTCTAGCGCCTGCTAAGTGTTTGAAAGGATACTTGAACCTTTCGCCTGATTCGTTATTCTCAATGTAAATTGCGCTGATGTTTCTAGTGCGGCCTGCTGGAACTTCTTGATCGACACTTTCAGTATGTTTAATTACTAGTCTAGCATTGTCCATATCTTGATAGCTCATCTTTGAAGTTCCGTATAGCTTCGATTCGTTCATACTGTTGTCTCCGGAGTTCGTTGCGAGATATTGGTAATCTCTTTTCTTTAGATTCGATTTTGTAATATTGCGGACATCAAAGTTTAGCATACGCTTCTTTGAAAACATTCTCATTTCACGTAAGAACTCATACCACTTGCCTTTAGCTATTTCGTTTTCTGTAACGCTGTCTGCGTACATAATAACGACGCCGTCGTCTTCGCTCAGTGATATGCTAATTTTGTTGTCGTTAGTTTTGTCAAAAGTAAATTCGTAGTAACGTGCTTCGGCTGGTTCATTAGTAACATTGCCGTCACCGTCGCCGATAGTTACGCTCGGAAATCTCCCGCGTACTTTTGAAAATAACTCTTCTGCAATTGTGTTTAGGTCCATAACGTATTTATCCGTTGTTGCTCATAAAGATCGGCATCGGAGGGTCATAGTCGTCATCCTCTGCTTGTGTAAATGTATTATAGATCTTAGGATCCCAGTCTTTGAGTACAGCCATCATTCTAATAGTCAGCAACAGTGCAGATATTAAGTCGTCACTGGCTCCTTGCTTGGCTTGGTAACTCGATCCAGTTGCAATATACCCTTTAAGCTCTGATATCAAAGGCTTTGAGTGCACAACTAACTTGTCGTTTTCAATCATTGTTTTTAGACGACTACATGCTGAAATCTTTGCGCCGTGAGTGGTGTTGAATCCTTTGCGGAACTTTCTCACGTGACCTTTGCGCATTGGCTCTGATATAAACAAGCCGTCGATGTTTTCTTCGCCGACGTCCTGTATTACAAGGAGAGCAGCTTCGCCTATGCTGTTATTCTCTACACTCCAGTAAATAGAATTTGGAGCTTTAATAGTTTCTTGTATATACGCACAAATGTCTTTTAGTATTCGTATCTGTCCAGGTATCGATGTTAGGTTATGGTTCCACTCTGCGACCTGCACATAGGTAGGCAGCTCAATTACCTGTATAGCAGCGTTGTCGCCGCCTGTGCCCATGCTAGGATCAAGTGCTACGGCATAGGTGTATCCTGCCTTAGGTTTCGCATACCAACGAGTTTGGCCCATGTTTAGTTTAGGTGAAGTGCCCTCCATTGTAGACAGCTTGATCGAGTTAATAAGGGTTTCGTCAAATACTAGGAATTCGCAGCCGTACTCACGACGAAAACGCTCTTCGCCAATACGTCCAATTTCTGCTTTCTTCCACTCGTCGTCGCGATCTGGATGTTCGTCCCACGATACTGTAAACGAATGGAAACCGTTGACCCCTAGTGTTGTTTCGTTGCCGTGTTCATCAAACTTTCTTTCTGCATCCTTCCAGATGTTTGCAAATGTATCTTCGTCTGAGTTTGGTGTAGATGTAATAATTGCTCGACCACCTGTTGCTAGTGTAGGTGATATCGAAGTCCAAAACTCGTCAGCGATGCCTGGTTGTACGAACGCAAACTCGTCGCATTGGTGCGAATTAATATTATTAGCAAGTATTACGTGGTTTTCCGCATTAAAAATTTCGTATGTGTCCTCTAGTACTGAGTATGCTAAATTAGCAACTATTTTAACAGTATCGTGCGAGTCTAATTCCGCTCCTACTTCGATGTCCTTTACTTTTGTCTCTATACCGTTTATAAAAAATCTATGATCTAAAGTTGCCGTAACAAAAGTTTCATCAGTAAATGTTACCTTACACGATTCTTTATTTGCATTTTCATTCAAGAATATGCCCTCGAAGTCTTCCCATCCGTTTGGCGTTAGTATTTCGTACTCTGTATTACTTGCGTATATTTGATTCATTAAATACCCTTACTAATTTTGCTCCGCTAACAGGCGATACTGCTCGTATGTCATCGGCTATCATGTTAGCAAACATCGCGTACTCTAACAGTGATTGTTCCGCGGTATACCTAGCGCTATCCATTAGTGCATTTAATGTTATATGCGACGAATTGTGCTTTGCTAAATTTTCTTTCCACGGTAACATTTGTAGATTGTACTTACTTCCGATCAACAACGGACTAATTTGTTCTTTGTATCCTTGCATTATAGAAAACATATGATCAATATGATATGCACCTGGGGTACCTGCAAGGCCTGTCTTATAACCGGCTGTAATTTCTGATCTATATTGCTCAGTAATATAAGTTACTACTGACTTGTAACGATAAAACTCATTTCTGTGTGATGGATCTAAAATAAGTCCGTTTTTAGCCTTAGTTGCGTTGCCCTTTATAATTGCACGAGTTGCTAATTGAGAATATCCATTTTGGCCGTATTTGTTAATATTACACATATGAGTTGCGCGGGTTTTTTGTCCTTTTTTCGCGTATCCGCTAATGCCGTTTTCGTCAAGCTTAGCTAACGTTTTTTGTGCATTAACCTGTGATTTTTCGTATGCAGATAATCCTGATGTGCTATCAACAGCGCTTAGTCCTTTTTTAATATTAGCCCTTCTTGCTCTGCTAACTCCGCGAACGCCCGGATACTGTTTATCGTAGTCATCCACACTCATGCACAACACACGCTCAATGTAGGAACTTTTAATCATACTTAGCCGCTCGTTACTAGCAGGACATAATATGTAATCCGTGCCTGCTGTTAAGTTGGTAGCATATAAGTGAGAATTCCTTTTCCTATTCCGTCGCTTAAATTCTTCTATTTTATTCATTCTGTATTTATACAAATGCAAACTCGTCACACGATTATGTTATTATGTTAGTAGGATTATGTAGTTTAATATATAGATCCCGTAAGGTAATATCTTCTTCAACTAACGTTTGCTTGTTGCGAATTCGAACCGACGTTGTGTCGCCATCTAAGCAGTATAGTAGTGATATAGCCATACCACGTCCAGTGTTGCCTGTTGTGGTAGAACTTACTATACGAGAACCGTTTTCGAATTCAATCGAGCCTTTGTTGTAGTTGACAACACCAGCTCTAATATGGTCGGGGCACAGCTCGTAGACATAGCGTATACGCTGCATAATTTCTTGTGCACCAGAGTACTTGTGTGCAGCAATTAGGATAGTTTGGTCCGGATGGAACATTGCATACCAAGCTAGGTATACAGCCGCGCATGTTGTCTTACCTGTTTGACGAGGCAACATGTTTATGTTAAAGCGGTAGCTGTGGTAACTTTCTAAGAGTCGTTCTTGATATTCGTAAGGATCAAACAGTAGTTTGCCTTTTACTGGATGCTGTATATAAGCAAAATTCTTGGCAAAATACAAGAAACCTTCTTCAGGCTCCATACACTTAACAAGTTGTTCTATTTGTTTCTCTGTGTAGGTTTCTTGTTGATTGGCTTTCTTTGTAAGTACTCCGTCTAATGACTTGGACATATTATTAATGAATGCTTAGATTTCGCACTCGTACTCCTTTCTAAATACTTCTTCGCCCACTTGATTGACAATAGTATCTTTCCATTGTTCGTCTCTTTCAGGGTGGTCAAACCATTCTGCTTTAAACTTAGCAAAGCCAGAGTTTTTATTTTGTGCGTTTTGCCATAGAAGGTTAAAGCCGGAATCTTTTTCGCCTGGTGTAGAAGTAAATGCAATCTTACCTCTTGATCCAACTATCGAAGGATAAGCTGACGATAAGAATTCATGCATCTTGTGCTCTGACATAACTCCTGCTTCGTCAACGAACAAGAAACTAATTGACATACCTCTAAGATTGTCTGGCTCTAGAGTTTTTGCTAGCAGCTTTGATCCGTTAGTAAGTATAAGTGATCGTTTGTTGCTTACACTGAATCCAGGATTCAACATGCTAGGGCATCTTTCTATAATGAGCCTAACAGTCTCGAGTATTTGTTCTGAAGCCATTAGCCGATGACTGGCAATGACAATGTTCTCGTGTTCTAAAAATAACAAACGCCAAGCAATGTATGCCGCTGCGCACAACGTCTTGCCCATCTGACGGGGTAGCATGTTTACGCTAATTTTTTCGTTGTGTATATTCTTTAGTAGATCTTTTTGAAAATCGTAAAGTCTAAGGTTCTGTACCCCAGTAGCTGGGTTTACATACTTTACAAATTGCTCGATGAAATACAGAAAGCCATCAACAGGATCTGCGCATTTAAGAAACTTTTTTATTTGAGTTTCAGTGTAGGTTTCCTGTTGATCAGCATTCTTAGTAACTACTCCGTCTAACGACTTTATCATATGTAATTTACTTGTCTTTCTTCATGTTGCCTTTTTTCTTAGCAGCACGAATCTTCGAACCTTGGTACTCAGCCTTAGGCGTTTCGATCTTGCCATCTTTGTCGTAGTCTTTGTCAGCTTTCTTCTTTTCTGTTAGCTGTGCATACAAACTATCTTTAATAGACTCATAACGTTTTTGCGACTCGCCTTCTTTAACAGCCATCGGGTTATCACCGTCTTCTGCATCAGCATACGCACCTTTCTCACGGTTTAATCCGCCAGCTAGGTCTTTGGTCATATACTTGCTATCTTGGTAGTCAGCGTCTGGCTCGTTATCATAGCCTGAGAATTGAAGCTCGTTTCTACGTACACCTTGTGCTGCTGTTTGATACTCGCCTTGATCACGCTTGCTTTTGATGAGTTCTTCGATAGCACGAGCTCGGTCACGTTGGTCAAGTCTGGTTAGTTTCATAAGCAAACGTGGCGCGTCAACATCGAATGTTTGTCCAACGTATGTTTCAAACTCTGACTTAGCACGTCTGTCGTTTTTCTCTGCTCTCTGAACCAAATCCATAAGCTGCTCTCTTTCACTAGAGTCGTTACGTGAATTGTCTTCCTCGATGCCTTCGTTATGGCCGTCGTGGTATTCACCGCAGCATGAGCATTCATGCGGACCATCTTCGTAGCAGGCACCATAGTGAACTTCGCCGCAACATGCACACTCTTCGTCTGATTCTTCTACTGCATCGTCTGCGCCCTGCATAATGCCTGACAACCTTTCCATGTCTTGACGCATTGGCATAGTTTGTGCGCCCTGTGCCTCTGGCTCGCTCATGCCAGCATTGCCTAGCATTTTCGCAAGCGACGCAAGCTCGTCTGCAGAGTCGGCTGTTATGCTAATTGACTCGTCTAGCTTTTGCTTCTTCTGTTCGTCAGTATCCAACTCTGTCATACGTTGAATCATGTCTTTTAAATTTTGTGTGTGCTTATCCATTTTAGCTCCCTATTGGACTTTTTGTGTTTGCTTCGTCTGAGATATCTTTCGAATCGCCAACGGGTGCTGCCGCGGCCGGATCATGGTCACGTTCTTTACGTGCCGTTTCAAGCTCTTTCAGCAAATCCATTACTCTATTGTCACCTACGCTTTCACGTGCGCTTTCTCCGCCCATGTCTTCTTTAGTAAGCATTGTTTCGTAGGTTTCAGTGTCGCCTTCTTTTGGCGCGTCTTCTTGATAGCGTTCTAGCGGCTCGTTTGCTCCTCTTACTACAACGTAATTCTCGTTAGTGTTGCAACATGAAGCTAAGTAGCCCGAAAGAACTTGACTCGTAGTTGGGTATGAAAGCTCAGCATCGAAGTGAGTAACTTCCATGTTTTGCAGTTGAGGAAAGTCTAGTGGACGTTCCTGGATAGGCGTCTTCTTACCTGACGATAGTTCTGTAACTCCAAACTTCTTAAGAGCGGTTTCAAGGTGTTCAGTAAAATCTTCAGCGAGCTCGCCTGCTACCGCAATTTTAAATGGGTAGCTCTTTTTTGATTCTGTTAGTATGTCTGTAAAAGATCTCATGGCAATATCCTAGTTATAATCTTATTTATCCTTGTTGTCGTCTTTATCCATTGACTTTAGCCGTTGAAGTAGGCTGTTACGGTCTGTTATAACTTCACCTTCGCCGTTAAAGAAGTCGTCTTTCTCTACTTTCTTATTTTGATCGTTGTCTTGCTTTTCTTTTTTAAGTTGCAATTCGACCATCTTTAGTTTCTTTTCTAATTTCGAATTCTTCGCTTCGAGGTTTGTTTTTAGCATAGAGCTAGCTACTTCAAATATTCTAGCCGAATACCTTGCTTCTACGTTCATGCCAAGGTCCATCAAGTCGTCGTATGCATCCATGGCCTTTGTAGCTACTTCTTCTAACTCTCGGTCGCCCATCTCGCCCAAACCTTTTACAGTAGGCAGTGCAGCGGTAATTTTGTCAAACTCTGCTATCTCTCTAAGAGCTTCTTTTTCTTGAGCCTTTTTATCCTTCTCAAGATCCTTTTCTTGCTTTTCAGCTTTGTCAATAACTTCTTTAGAGCTTTCTAGGTCAAGAAGCTCTTCAAGTTTGCGGGTCATGTTGTTTCTCCATCCACACTCGTTTTCCGTCTATAACTTTCCACGTCTTTCCTTTGTTCTTTTTAGCTTCTTTAATCATTCGTTCAGTTCTTTGAGTACGTGTCTTGTCTTTAGATCTGTAAAATTGTTCTGTCCGTGTTTTCTTCTTACCGGTAGTAGATCTGCTTATCTTTTCTCTTCGTTCTTTAGACCACGACTCCGGCGAGTTCATAGATCGCATGACCCACTCAGTTGTTTCTTCTTTTGTCATTTTAGAATGCTTTTCTAATTGGTACTCTCTAATCTTCTGCTTACTTTCTTCAGAGTGAGATATTAAATAATTCTTATGTCCTAGTAAAGCATCTCTTGCATTCTCTCTTAACAACTTATACGTATGAGAACTTAGCCTGCGGTTCTTCTTTTGCATTCCTGTGGCCATTCTCCAAGCTGCAAAAGTCATAGATTTTTGCTCTTACCTGTTGTCATCTTAGTTAGTAGTCTGTGACATATAAAATGCTGACGCAAAGATAAGTCTACAAGATTTTCAGGATCGTCTGAGCCGCCCATGCTCTTAGGAATAACGTGATGGCGTTCTTTATAGCCAACAGGACCTTTTATTCTCGCATTAGAAATTATCTTCCAATACGTTGCAGTGTATTTGTTTTCTAGAAACAGTCTGCTATCTTCTTCTAATTTTTTAGTCATAAGATTACCTTATAAAGTGCTACTTTTATTTAGTCACACTGATTGATTACTTTCGTTTACCACTGCCTTTTGTGCCCATAAAGATATCTTCTTCGGTTATAATGCGAAAAGTAATACCTTGTTGTTTGCACCATGCGCGAGCTGCTTCCCACTTGGCTTGATTAACTACCCAAGCCGCTTGGTTTGATTTGCTTCTGCCTGTTCGTTCTTTTACTGCTTGGTTGCTGGGTTTTACTTCGATTAGTTCAACTCTGTCTTTACCGTGTTTGGTTTTATAAGCAATAAAGAAGTCAGGTACATATATGGTTTGTTTACCTGTGAGGGGATTTCTGTAGGGTATCTTAACGGCTTCGCTAGCCCATTGAGATACTGAAGGATGTTCATCGCAAAAACGCATTACGGTAAATTCCCACCCTGACCGATACATAGGTGTCTTATTGCCCAAATACTTCTCTGGGTTCTTTGGAGTGAACTTACCTTGTGCAAACTTTGCCATATTAAGAAATTATGTTTCTTGCTTCAAAGTAGTTTGTAGTGTTAGGGTCTTTGTAACCCAAGACACTAGACTTGATTCTTGAGAAGTTTAGGATTTCGGTTACTAGAGCACTTAATTGCACATCATTAAGGCCTTTTAGAGTATCAAGCAACTTAAAAGTACTAACTCCGTCTCTCTTTGCTTGCTGTAGTAGGGTTGCCGAAATACTTGAACTTGATGCTTCACTAAAGCCTCGCTTGTCAAAGAAGCCAATTACCGAGTCTACTTCGCTTGCGGCGTATTCAACTCTGCTTTGATAATACCTGTCAAAGAAGTCACGTACTGGTTGGTCAGTGTTTCTTGGTCCATTGTTTGGAAAATTTGTCATGGCGTGTTACGTCCTCTTGCTGATGCTAACTTTTGCCCCTGTCCGACACTAGGTGCCTGCGAACCGGAGTTGTCACTGTTAGGTGCTAGTGCTACTGTTGTACCTTCGTTGCCTGCTCCGGCACTTGGAATAATCGAACCAGCGATTCCGCCTAGCGAAGCGCCTTGGCCAATCGTTGACAGTGTGCTTGTAGCAAGTCCTATACCTTCTGCTGTGATGTTTTCTGTGTTAAGTTGTTTAGCATTTTTTACTGTGTTAGCTGTTGAAAGCAAAGTGCCTAATCCGATGTCACCTGAAGCCACATCGCCTAAAACAGAACTGCCACCGTCTAATACGCCGCCTGCGCCGAACAAGTTTGCAACACCACCGCCTTCAACTGATAACGGACTAGGCACAGTATCGTAATGCGACGTAGCGAACGTTGCTGGTAGGTCTTCATCGATCCTGCCTCTGTCGTAGAGCACAGTTTCGTAGTTTATTACCATCGTGTTTTCTGATACACCTGCGCTGTCGGAATAGTCCATTGAGTCGTGGCCCCATCTTTCGATCATTGGGTTGACTAGTGTATATTCAGTAAACTGCTGCCTTGACAACTGATATAACTTAATGTTTTTAAAGAAAGGGACTACAGTGCCATTATCGAGACCATATCTATATTTGCGCACTCCACTGTATGTATTTCTGGCGCCGTATGCGTCTTCTCGAGCGTCGCCGCGGCCGTCTCTATAGTAGTACTTGTAATATGCTTCTAACAAGAAGGTAGTTATGCCTTGGTTATCGTCGTGCATTGTGATATTAACTGGCGTGTAATCAAGTGTTGTTTGAACTACTTTCTTCCTGTTGTACTGATTCTTTACATCTACACTCGCTGAAAATTGTGGCAAATCAGCAGTCTTGCACAGCATGTTTATTTCAGGCAAGTGTCTGTTTTTTAACTGTGGAAATTGCTCAAGTGCTGCGGGGTTTATTTCAAAGTTCACAAAGAATAGGAACTTTTGTTTTGGTGCTAGTCTAAACGTATCGTCAATAAACATCCTAGCAGCGTGACGAAAGTCACCAAGGTTGCCTTTAGGATTTGTAAGTCCTTGTCCGACGTTATTTAGAAAACCATTTAATTTATTTGCCATAGTAATATTTATGCAAAACTATTAACCACGTACATAATAAAAAAGGAGCCGAAAACGACTCCTTCTATTAGGTTTGTTAAATTGTGGCTTAGTTGCTGCCTGTGCCTGCACCTGTAATAAGCGCGCCAACAGAACGTCCAACATTTGTACCAACACCTGTTCCTTGTGGTGTCTGCACTGCGTTATCAAATCTAATTGACAGTGTAACAGTAGCCGGTTCATTAGTTGCATAGTTTAGTGAGTTATAGTTTGCATTTTGTACAAAGCAACCATAGCACTCCCATGTTTCTAATATAGTTGGTTCAAAAGAACCGTTACCGCCGTCTAGTATCTCAATACGTGTTAAGAACTTGTAATCAACACCTGAAGCTGCGCTTGACTGCTCGAAGAAGTCGAACTGCTTCTGTAGCTGCTCACCGACCTGTTTCTGAACAGAGCCAGTAACATCGTCACGCAAGTTAAGTGTAAGTGGATCCCAAGTATGCTTACCTGCAAGATACGCTTTTGAGTTGTAGATCGGAATTTCCATTTCCTCAAAAGTTACGTTAGGGCGTGTAACGTCAACCACTTGCTTGGTTAGTTCAGTTGTTCCTGAGCTTACACCAAAGTTTTCAAGTGATACCCTGAAACGATACTGTAGCTTCGGCATCAACAGACCCTGACTAGTAGCCGACTGGTCACTAGCTAGTGGTACTGTAATTTTCGATAGTGATGAAATTGCCATTTAATTATTCTCCTGTTGCTAGTATTTATCAAAAAGTGGGCTCTATAAAAGAGCCCTATCTTTTTGCTTATAGACCTGCAATCTCTCCTGTGTTCTTGAGTCTCAATGGAATGTAGATAAACTCAATTGCTTTAACAGGTTCAACCGCTACGTCGACGTAGAGTTCGTTACGATCGATTCTTGCAGGTGTGTTGTTTGTCTCATCACACACTACAATATAATCGTAAAGTGCTCTTTGCCCTACTAGTTCTAGCATCAGGCTTTCTACTGCGCCTTTGATCTCGTCTCGTGTTATCTTGTCGTTTGGCTCGAACAAGTATGGCTTAGCCAATCTGTTAAGCTGTGAACGCAAGTAGATAACAAGACGTGCTACGTTGATACGGTCTAGTGAACTAGCGTTACGTGCGCGTGTCTTCTGACCAAACACGACAAGTCCAGCGCCGTTCAAGAACGTAATTGGGTTGACGCTGTTTGCGTATAGTGTGTTACGCTGTCCTTCGTTTAGTGATACACTTACAAACTCGCCTTCTGAGTTAATGTAACCCGATGAAGTTGCGTTTGTTACGCCACCGCGTCGTGTACCTGCAGGAGCAAACCATGGGTAACTTACCTGGTCACTCAAAGCAATTGTACGCAATGCCATGTGACTTGGTGGAACAACAACGTTGTTACCTAAGTTATCACTTGTAAAGCCTGCTGGGTAGTAAACACCCATGTACTCGTCGAAACTAACAAGACCTTGCTTATTGTCTTCAACAGCGTTACGAACGTTCTGTCCCCACTCGTTAAGTGAAGTAGCATCTGGACGCAATGTCATTGGTGAGTCACCAACAATAAATGCGCTAATACCTCTATCAAAGTTTAGAGTGATCATCTCACCGATAAGCTCTGGATAGTTAGGTGTTGCCATAACGTTGAACACACGTGATTCATCATCACGGATCTGGTCGTTGCTGTTAACCATTGCTTGCAATGATTGTACAACAACAATACGCTGTGCTGCTGCGCCGAAGCTACCTGAACCATCATTCTGGTTACGTGACTCTGTCACCCAACGGTTCGGATAGTAATTAGCCATTGCTTCGCCGTTGAAGCGATCGTTGTCTAGTGTTGTGTCAATGTAGCCGCGCTCAAAACGCTTAACGTTGAAGCCACTTCTACGTAGGTTGTACAGCAACATACCACGTGGGTAAAGTGCTGGATCTGGTGCGTCTGGATCCAGGAAGTCGCTCTGTAGCATTTCTGTGATTGTTCCTGACGGAGGAGTATTTACATCGCCACCGTCTGTGCCATATCTTGCATCAGCAAATAGTATACCAGCGTCTGATGTTTGATCAGTCTTGTCAACTAGAACAAATCTGCTAGCCGGGCCACTGAAACGATAGATAGTTGGATAGTTTTCGATGTCTGAAGTATCAATCCAAATATCACCATCTACAAACTGTGCACCGTCTGAACGCTGTGTTGGCTCGCCTGCGCTAACGATTGGGCCAGCTGGATCTGTGTCTGGAAACTCTGTTCTGTAACCAACCCATGTGCTGCCGTCGTGTACCATGATGTCAACTTCGTCAACAACACTGTTGTACCAAAGCTCGCCGTCTGCTGCTAGGTTCTGTGGTGGATCATCTTGTGCAATAACGTCAGCTTCTGCCCAGTTACTTGCAATGAACTCACCTGGGTTATTGCCTGAAACAAGATAGAAGTTTCTAGTTGTTGCTGCTACGTTGTCTGGATTAAATGGTTCGAAACCAACGGCGCCCATCGCGCCACTTGTGTCGTCTGTTCCGTCGCCAAAGCGAATGTCACCGCCTTGCTCATGTGTAATAACAATACGATTCTGGTTGTCAACACTTGCCACAACGTTCTCAAAGCCTGCTGAGTTAATTGCACCAGCAATTGTGTCTGCGTCGTCAGCAGTACCTGCTAGTGTAATAACTACAGGAGTACCTGAAGATACAGCTCGCTCGCCAATCTGTGTTTCGTAAATTGTGATTGTTACAGAACCAGGATCAAGCACATCAGTTACTGGCTTACTTACAATAGTAGTTGGGCCAAACGTTGTTCTGCTGAAGATCTTAAACTCTGCTTGTGCAGGAGTTTCGCCTTCACTGTTGTAACGAACAAATGTTGTGCCTTGTGCAAGGTTAATGCCGCCGCCTGCTCTGTCTAGTGAGTAAAGAGCCTCTGCGTTTGTTGCAAACAAAGGTGCCTCAACTGTGTCAAACAATTCAACGTCGCTGTTGTAACGGAAGTATCTCCAACGTGCACCTAGGTTAGGCTCAGTTGATTTGATCCATACGCTTCCAGTAGGACGATCGTTATCTGCTGTTCTATACAGCGGAACGTCTGTGTGCGGGCTGATCTGAAGTGAAGGTGCATAGTAAACGTCGCCTGTTGAAACTTCAGTGATGTTTAGCTTGTCTTCGCCAAACAATAGTCCAGCGCCAAAGGTAACAAAGTCAGCAACAGAACCGTCGTTGTAAAATGCAACACGGCCGTTGTCGTTAAAGACTCTTACACCACTGCCTGTTAAGGTAGTGTTGAACGCCTGAACATGTGCATCTACGTCACCGCTTGCAACTTCGCTTAATGTGTAGCTTGTGCCGCCTACAATTAAGATGATCTCGTCGTTTCCGTTACCTAGATCTGAACCGCTTCCTGGTGTGCCGCCTACTAGGAATGGAATGCTATCCTTCCACTCTGGGCTACCTACTAGCTGCCACTCACCTGTGTTGTCTTTAACATAAACAGTGAACTTGTTAGTAGTTGCTTTTACAGCATACTGACCAATAGCACCAACACTTGCTTTTGGTGCGCCAGTTGCTTGATTGCCTACTAGCTGAGTAGAATCAGTAATTACAATAGGAGTTTGATTTGAAAACGTCTGGCCGTCTGCTGTGCTAGCTGGTTCACCGTTCCACTCTGCGATACCCCATTGGGTGATTTGAGTGTCTAACCAGTTAGTACCGTTGTCAGGTGCTGCGCCTGGCTCTTCGGCTTGTGGCTGCAAAGATCCAAGGTCAATGTCTGCTCTTGTAACATAAACTCTGCTGCTAACACCTAGCAGTGAGTAAGCGGCTTGCAAACCATATTCGTTAAGTTCGCCGCCATTAATTGGGTTGTTATTTGCGTCAGTGTAGAAAATAGGGTCACCAAAAGTTTCTACAAGCTCACGCTGTGATGTTAGCAGATATGGATTACCTGCGTTTGCTGCTAGCGTGCCTGGTGCTACACCAGTACCACTACCATTACTCTTATTCTGTGCAGAAGCAACAAATATCATTGGGACTGTGCCCGGTGCTGCTGGCGTGTAGAACGATTCGTCAATTACTGTGACTTCTACACCTGGTGAAGTAAGTGCCATGTTTAATTCTCCTTTAAGCGGTATGTTCCGTTACTAGTATTTAGCGCAACTTATACAAAACACCCGGTATTTGCAGGTGGAAAAGGCCGAGAAAAGGTGCTAAATATAAACTATGCGTCCTTTATGCAAAACCTGCAGGAAAAAGCCCTGTGCTATCAATTATTACAAAGATAAGATACCGTATTATCGTTCTAAGTGCGGGCCGTGTTTGAGGAATTCAGTACAAGGCAGAGCGCCTCGCTGGTTCTATAGAGGATATACTAAGAAGGGATTTTGTGAGAAGTGTGGATTTGCAAGTAGACATCCAGAGCAGTTTGATGTCTACCATGTGGACGGCAACTTAGAAAACTGCCGTCCGAATAACTTAAAGACTATATGCGCTAACTGCCAGCGTATCCTGCAGAAGACAGATGCTAAGTGGCGACAGGGCGACTTAACGCCTGATTATTAACGAGCTAAGACCTCTAATGCATCGTAACCTAAGTGCGTTACAAGTATGTTATCGATTAGGTCTGTAGTGTTGCGTTTAGTTTCCTCTAGCAGT